TCGTATTGGATGCGGGGCATGGTGGGGGATGGTCGGAAATACGGCTACTATTCTATAAATCCAGCATTTATGCGGGTTACAAGCTTTATTCTACCATGAGGTAATAGTGGAATTCAAGGGTATTTGTATCCTTGTAGAACACAATCTTACGCACAATGCCACGGAGGGCTTCCGCTTTCAGGTCATTCGGTGCGTCACTTTCGATAATATCCAGGACAGACTGCACACGGCTTAAGAACTGCTCTTTGTAGTTCTCGGGACCGGAGGCAGCAGTCGTCAGCTCTGAGAGCAGGACTTCCAGGTCTGCCCGGCGCTTCTCGATCATCTCTTTATTCCGCTTGTAATCTTCCAGCGTGTCGATCTCGTTCATGTAAGCTTCCCGGATACGTTCCAGTTTTCGATCCAGAGAAGTGAGTTCACGCTGGTAACGCTGCCTGTCCAGTTCTACAGTCGGCTCATAGGTACGGACAAGTTCAAAGGATACGTCCGTGACGCTCTCCAGTACCTCATGGAGCGACGTAATTACGGCAGAGGTAAGTTTCTTTGCTGAGATGTATTGCGAGCCTGTATGAAGCCCTTTCATGTATCCCAGACACTGGAAGCCCTCGCCGGAGATATAGGATCCGCCGTGAGTGGACTTCCGGGGATAACCTTCTTTATGTGACAGGGACTTTCCACAGACTGGACATTTTACAAGACCGGACAACCAGTGCTTCGTGTGAGAGACCGGATGCTCATAACGTTGCATCAGCTTCTTGCTGTGTTTCCGGCGCTCCTGGACTATGTTCCAGGTATCCATGTCAATGATCGGCTCATGGAAGCTGTCACTGATGATCCATTCCTCGGGATCCCGCAGGGTACTGGTAGCACTGGATTCCCGCATGTTGTAGCGAACCTTACCGATGTAGAAGGGATTCTCCAGTATGTAGATCACACCTTCCTGGTCAAAATGATTACCGGTCTTCGTCTTGTATCCATGGTCATTCAGATCTCTGGTGATGTAGTTGATGTCGCTGCCGGTGGCGTACATATCGAAGATCTTACGGACAATAGCGGCTTCCTGCTCTTCGATGACTGGATTCTCATTCGGGGGTTTGGTGTAGCCCAGAGGCATCTTACCGTTATAGAGTCCCTTCCGGGCCCGGGAGAGCATAGAACGACGCACTTCCCCGGATAGATTCACGGAATAGAATTCATCCTGCCACTCTATGATCATTTCGATGAGTCGACCGTACATACCGTCAATCAGGGGTTCGCTGACAGACACCACATCAATTCCCAGTTTCTTCCGGAGCATGGACTTATAGAAGGTGCTCTCATCCTGATTTCTTGCGAAACGGCTGAATTTCCACAGTACAATGACATCGAAGGGCTTCGGCTTGGTCTTCGCCATTGCAATCATATTCTGGAAGGCATAACGGTTACTGGATTTACGGCCGGAGCGTCCTTCCTCTTCCACGAAGATAAATTCAGACGGCAACAGGATGTTATGCTGCAGACAGTACCGTTTGATCTCTTCCAGCTGGGACTCCGGAGAATACTCCAGTTGATCATCCGTGCTGACACGAATATAAGCGGCACCGGTGCGGATCTGCTCCGTGACTTCCGGAGATTTTCGCATCACTTTCTTAGACATTGCACATTCCTCCTAAGTAAATGTACGGAAAAATGGGCATAAAAATGCCCGGACATATGTTTGCATTGCAATCCGTCCGGGAAAATGATAAAATGCACTTGTTCAAGGTGATTTATCGGTTTACCCGGTAATCGGATCAGCTCCGGTGTTGGCGCACTGGGGCTGATTTTTTTACTTATTGGTTGGCGTGAACCGTTTATCGCAGGTACGCAGTCCATCTATATGTTCAAACAGATCTGGCTTAATAGGTGCACCCAGCGGATCGAGTATAAAATCAATACCTTCCCGACGGGCAAGTTTTGCAGCAGATACAAAGTCACTATCTCCGGAAATCAGGATGATCTGATCAACTTGATGCTTATATGCCATAGATGCAATATCCAAACCGATTTTCATATCAACACCTTTTTGATCTATCTCAATGCAAAAATCAGACTCTTGCAGATCCGAAAAAGAAATGGATCCGCGGCAGAGCTTTTTGACAACATCAGGACGGATAGTGTAATGAGCCTGTTCTTCGGCGAGTTTTCCTAAGCGGATGGCAAACTTTCTCTTTTTCTTCAGCTCAGTGAGGAATTCATTCATCCAGATATACAGGTCAGTTTTGGACAGATCCACCTGTTTCTGAAGAAAGGGGTGGAAAAGTCTTTTCGAAGCAGGAGGACAGTCATAGTAAAATATACGATACAGATCGTTATTATGTTCGCCATGAGAGTTCAGGTGGCGTTTGCAATAATTTGCCAATTCAATAGCACGATCCTTGGCAGGAATATCGCCTAGAACAATTTGAGCCCGCCTGCGATAGAATCCACCATCTACAAGTATAGCAGTTTTCATATATTATCCTCCGTATAAAATAAAAAGCTCCAGGGTTCGGTCATTCTCATATATTGAGAGACGTACAACCTGAAGCATTATTAACGTGTAACCTTAGCTACACATTTATATTATATGTTCAGGATTGATTTGTCAATACATATTACACAAAATGTGTATAAATCTGTGGATAACCATGTGTAAAACTATGTGTATATCAATATCATAGTAAATTGCACCGGTGCAATTTTTTAAAATGAAGATCATAAATATTATAAGCCGTATATTGTAGCACCAAAGATTTTACCACAGACAGGGCAAGAACGTTGATATAGTATATCGGGTAACTTTGGATAATTTTTATTCTTCCCATAAAGAGAAAACACCTGTTGATTATATTGTTTACAGGCAGTACAATTTCGATTTGCAGTAATAAGCACAGTATCAATATTCCACTCATTAATTTTAGGAATAATGCGTTTCAACGAGACGTTTTCGATATCCGAGGGTAACATAGTCGAAGAACGGATACTGTTAAAGATTTTAGTGAATCCCATATAAATTTCCCCTTTTCATATTAGTATTTATATCAGCTCCAACACAACTATGGGTCGAAGTAGATAACATTATTTGTGTGCTCCGATCTCGATCATATCCACGGAGCATTTCCTGTCGTAGTCCCCATTGATGATATGTGCATACTCATGCAGGTAAGATTTCCGGTTCTGTTCGAAGGACAGAGCATCGTTCAGGACGATGGTAAAGCTCATATCGGGATTTGCCACCACATAGGCCTTGATGCTGTATGGCAGCGTTGCCAGTACCGAATGGATATCCATATCAGCCACCTCCTCAGAATATGTATGAGCCTTGGTCATCCGTTCTGGTTGCTCATTCGGTCGATCATCTCTTTTACAAACTGGATGTCCTCCGGCTTCACCTTACGGGAAGCATCGAAGAGGACCTTGTATTCCGGATTTTCAAAGAGAAACTGCGCCATATCTCTGGCATCTTCATTCAAATAATATGATGCAGAATCCGCAGATTGACTTTCTAATAAATCGGATTTTTCTATATGAAGCCAGTTGCAGATAGATTGAATTTTATCCATTCGAGGCATTTTCTTACCGTTACACCAATCAGATACGGTTGCAGAAGAAACGCCTATGTATTTACAAAGATCTGCCTGGTTTTTGCCGTTTATTTCCAAAAAATGAAGAAGGTTTTTGGAAAATACTTTTTTGTATTCTTCATCTGACATTTAATGCACCTCCATTTGCTATGATTATAAGCTAAAAGCGATGAAAAATCAATACAAAACACAAAATATTTAACTTTTGGTATTGACAGCTAGCTAAAAGCGAGTATAATGTAAAACAGAAAGGCGGTGATATTTACTTGAAAGTCTCACTTAAAGCATTACGAGTGAATGCTAATCTGAATCAAAAAGAAGTAGCGGCAATGATGAATATATCTCCGAATACGCTTATGAATTGGGAGAGCAACTATACTTCTCCAGATGTATTACAATTATCAAAGCTGTGCACAATTTATAAGTGTACGATAGATGATATTTTTTTGCCTGATAAACTAGCTAAAAGCTAGTATTTTAGTAAAGGAGGCAGCAGGAATGAAGGGTGATAAGAAGACAAAGAGAAACATGTTGGCCATTCTAATCACTATCATTACGGTAAGTTTGTTAAGGCACCTTGGCTACTTTGGGACAACGGAATATGAATTCAGCTGTTTGTATATGCTTATATACTTATGCATCAATGAAGTCTTAAGAGAGAATTGATCAGCGCTTTAAGTTCTTCCGTATACATGCTCAGCAAGTATGCTATTATCCAGCCGAAAAGGTTCAGAAGTTTAGCAATGGCCGGCTTGGTTTTGAATCCTAGTTGTTTAAGGATAGAACTAGGTAATGAAATCATGATTTTCAAAGCACTAATAGGATTTAAGCAGCTGATAATGTCTTTCCTGAGAAAATTCCTTTGCATGAGGAGGTCATTGTATAGATTGACAGAGGAAAGGTAGTTACTATAATCTGACGCACCATATCCAAGAGAATCTGAGTAATAAGACTTGAATTCACATATGTCGGGATATTTTGCAAGAACGGCATTTAACTTCTCTCGATAAGAATTACCGGTTAGGGAATGAGAATATGAAGCGGGAGATGTGGACTTTAAAAAATCACACAGTGAGTCTATGCAGGAGGTGATTTTAACAAATTTAGCAGCATTGCGCAAAATTGACCAGAAATATATCACAATTAAAAGAATTACAAGGAATTTCAACATTATATGTAACCTCTCATATGAATTTACTTGGCTCTGGCGGGAGCCTGTAAGGAAAGTATAAGAGAAAACAAAAGTGAATGCAACTATCATCTCATCACTAATAAAGGAAGGAGGCGGCAGGTATGGATAATAAAAGAGACTGGAGTGCAATAATCATGTCTATTGTTTCACTGGTAACAAGCATAATTGTATTTGTGCTGACAGTCATTATACGACTGATGAAATAATCGAAAAAACAAGCGTTAATAAAGAAATTATAACGGATATCACGGACATTGTTTTTGCAAACAAAGAGTCAGTGCGAGCCTGTTTAGCTAATCGATCAGCGCTGGTAGCGTGGAGATCATTCAGATATTTATATCCTTTAAGAGTAAGCCCTTTGGGAAATTCAACATGAGGATCAAAGTTGCCATCACGCCATTTATCAATGTAAACAATAATATCGTTTTCGGCAAACTGATAAGCTAATTCGTCGATTTCTTTCTGGGTATGACCAAGCACAGATATTTCTTTGTATGGCGTACCGTTGATAATCTGTTCCAGAACAGAAATGGAAAAGTCACAGTGTTTTTCATAGGAACTTTGATTTTTCATAAAAACCTCCATACTTTTGAGACTGATAACTGAACACTATCAATTATAGAAAAAGAGGATAGAGGATGCAAGAGGATTTGCAGGGAAGGAGACAGTAGGAGTGGAAATAGTAATCCACAAAGAAGAGAGCAGGAATTTTTTACAAGTAGGAAAAGAAATGATAGAAGTATCGGATTATAGTTTAAAAAGCTCCGCAGACGGTTCCACAGAGCTTTCTGTAACTATAAAGGGAAAGGCCAATGTATTTGAGACATCAGCCAACCTAATAATGTAGAGGAAATTGCGCTTGTAATCCAGGAGTTTCTTTCCATTACATCAGAAAATATGATTTTTGGAATCACAAGCGGGTAGGAGAACCTAAGGTATATGACAAGAAATAAGAATGAGCTAAGAAATTACAAAACCTATGAGCTGGTAGAAGAGCTGAAAAATCGTGAAGGCGTGGAAACACATGTGGCAGAACCCTACAAAGATGTGAGTGTTCAGGTCAATGGCCCTGCCATAGTGCTTGTGATCATTGATTAGCCGATTCTGGTATCGCCATATCGCCCCTTGATATGTGCATGAAAATACTGACCGTGCGAGGCGGCATTCATCAAACCGGTATAGACACTGGGAGGAATGTTGTGGTAAGCGTAGAACCCGCCGGAATGAAAACGGATATACATGGTAGTACCTTCATAGCCAACACTTGCAATATCAGAAGATCTAACAGGAATCATATTCATAGGCAAATCTCCTTTCTTTTGTACTCGGCTCTGGCGGGAGCCTTTAAGTACAGTATAGGAAAAGGAGAAATCGGATTCAATATGGTAGGCATTTCGATTTATCGAAAGAATCATCTCGGAGAATCGAAGTGTAGTAGGACGGAGATGACAGGAATGGAGAAAATCGACAGATTATATGTTCTGCTGGAGCGCAATGACATTGATGAGGACACCAAGGCAGCGCTGCGGTGGGCAATCTTCCAGTTAGAGAATGCAATTTAGACAACCATGGCACCATAAGCTGTAAAAAAGCAGTCAGGAGGTACATATGCGGATTGTGAATTTAATCCACATCGGGGACCAGGTATTGTCATTGGATGACATGGATCCCATGAAAAAGGCAGAGATTGCCTTACGGTTGAATGAACAGAGTCTGAAGACTCTGGGGTATGCAGCCAAGAAGGAAAAAGAAACAGCATAACTGCAAATATCCGTGCCCTGTACGTGGTGTTACCCGACACCACACTCCCCTTTTACACAATTAGCGTGTGTGTCCAGGATCCCCACCTGGGCACCACGTAGAGGGCATGGACAAGCATAATAGATCACGATCTGTGCGTGGTGCGCCTTACAGCATCACCGTATGGAGGCATATCACCAACTGCTATGATGGTATGCCGACCTCCTTCCGGTGGTACCCGGTTAGATCAGCACCGGGGCCACGCAGAGAGCGTGATCGGAAAGGATAAACATGGAAATGATTAAGTATTATGCCAAGGAAGTTGTGAAAAACAAAGACGGTCACAAATACTGGGAAGCCAGCAATTCGCAGCTGGCCGGGTATGTCTATGATGAAGTGAAGCAGTCAGTGCCAGAGGCTAAATATTATAACTTTGAAGGCTTGCAGATTATTACGACGAATGACAAGCAGGAGCAGTCATTGCTGAGCACACTGGAAGTGATGGAGGACCTTTGCAATGAAAGGATAATCCAGATACATAGACTGAGAGATCAGATATATGGAGGGGATGCGGATGTATAAAGATATTATGATATCACTCCTCGGAGCGTGGATTTTGAGGGATGCTTTTGGGACAACAGAAGTAAGAGAGCAGACCGCCATTGTCATGGGCTTGGCGGCAGTGCTTTTTATTTTTTTGCTTTTTTTGGAAAATCAAGTGGAAAAATGGCGGGAATACCGCCAGCGAGTACGGGATCTGGAGCAGAGGCTAGGGCAACTGAGAGGAGGCGGGAAGTGTGAAAGACGAGAGAGTACAGGAGATTATGGAAAGACTGGAGCAGACACCGTCACAGCCGTTGATGATGCTGGTTGACCACGAGGCACAGGAAGTTTTTCCGTATGTTCTCCGAAAGTATCAGGACGCACATCTGGTCATGATGAAGGGCATCCGGTATATCACAATCACCGATGATGCCATCCGGGTCATACTGGACCGCCTGCAGCGTGAGAGAGCAGATTTTAAACGCACGGTGGAGTACTACGACAGGGAGATCCAGGGCGTGGAGTACCTGCTGACAGGCAAAAAGCGGTACTACTGGTCACCGGATAATTACATAGTAGAGCCTGTCTACGCAGAGCAATAAAAAAGCCGGCATTTGGCGATGCCGGCCAGCTCACAGAGCTACTTATATAGACAAAATAATTGTAACTCTGTGGACTAAAAAAGTCAAGAAAAAATGGGGCTTTTGGAAGCCCCTGCGCACTTGATAAAGATATTAAAGTTAGGATACAGAGTATGGTTAAGAGAAAGAAAATAAGGCTAAGGCATGGGGATGTACTGGATGTGGAAGAGTACCATGACGGCACCTATGGATCCCCTGGAAAAAGCAGACAGAAGAAGGAGAAGCCAACCAAGGAACAGGTGAGGCTGATCAACCGGAGAAATAAGGCAAGGCTGTGCCGGTGGAGACTGATACAGTACTTTGACCAGGGAGACCTGTTTATCACATGGACCTATGAGGTGGGAAACCGTCCGCCAGATATGGCAGGGGCATTGAAGGACTTTCAGAAGGCAATGAGTAAGATCCGGAAGATCTACCGGGCAAGAGGAGCACCGCTCTACTGGATCCGCAACATCGAACGCGGTACCAAGGGAGCCTGGCATATCCATCTTGCAATCAAGCAGACACCGGAGGGAGATGCAGCGGCTATCGTAACCAAGGCATGGACAAAGGGTGGCACCTACGTGGCGGAGATCCGACACAGCAAGTTTACCGGCGACGATATGGAGCAGCTTGCAGACTACCTGACCAAGGATGAGCACACAGCGGAGACCAAGTCAGACGGCACACCGGGCAAGCCCAGGATTGCGGAGTCCTCCTATAATACCAGCCGCAATATGCCCCTGCCGGAGCCCAAAGAGGACAAGCTGGTCCGGTGGAAACCGGAGGTCAAACCGCCCAAGGGATATTACATAGCCCGGATCCATGAGGGAATCAATCCGGTCACAGGATTTTTGTACCGGAGCTACACGTTGATCAGGTTAAAAACACAGGAGCGGAAGAAACCGCCGAACAGGGTAAGGAGGTGTTGATAAATTGGAAAATGAATTGAAAGTAGTGGATATCTTTATAGGCACGACTCTCCGGGGATCTGCGAAGGGCTCCGGCCGGGCAATGTACATCATGAGGACAAAGCGAAAGAACGGCAGCGACTATGAAGCAGCTCCGCAGATCGTAGAGTATGACAATACCACGGAGAGCGAGTCCGTCCTGCGTGCCATCCGGGATGCCCTGCAGCGTCTCCATTATGCCTGCACCGTAGTGATCCATACAGAGTGCAGCAACGTGGCAGCAGCCATCACACAGCACTGGCCGGAGAAGTGGCAGCGGGACGGATGGAAGAGCGCCAAAGGTAATCCGGTAAAAAATGCGGTCTTATGGGAAATGCTCCTGCAGGACGTGGAAGAGGGTGGTCATATCCTGCTGGCGGAAGGTGAGAAACATGAGTATGCCGAGTGGATGCGCTTTAACATGCCGCTGAAACGGGCATTAAAAGACATATTTGCAGAAGTGCCGAAAAACTAACAGCATGAGTAGGTGACCTGTGTTGAAGACCATTTTGTTGACGTCAACAAAATATGAAAAATATAACAATTTGACAGAACTGTGACAAATTATCACGGTTTGAGACGAAACGTACGAAAAAATCGTACAGTTGCACCGGTGCAACCGGGAAAGGAGACGGAGATGGAGAAATTTAAAACGGTAAAAGAATTGAACATAGTGGCAGCAGTCATGAAGATTGACAGAAATCTGACAGGACTGATAGAACTTGCTGAAAAGTACGGGCTGGAAAAGGAAGATGCCGAGGATTACATGGACAGTGACGACCCGGAAGACTGCCTCTGCAATGCGACGATGGCCGCCATTGCCAAGCTGAAGCTGGAAGAACAGGATCTGCATCTCGAAAGCCAATTAAAGGATTGGAAGGACTTTATCGTGCAGATGCTGACAGACTATCCGGTGGGCCATGATGGTGAAGACAGAGATACACTGGCCAATGCTGTATTTAACCCGGACAAGAAGCTGTTGGACGTGCTGGCCGCCGGGCTGAAGCTGTCATCCGAGAACCGTATAGAGGTAGACAAGCGGATCATACAGGCAGCAAGACTCCCTGAGAGTGCCGCCTTTATAGGTATGTGTGGGCGGGATGATTTAAAAAAGATCATACTGGACTACTATATGGGAAAGCAGGTGTGAAATGCGTGCATATAAAGGATTCCATAAGGACCTGAACTGTACGATGGGAAAAGGCGTGTTCTATTACGAACCTGGGAAATGGTACAGCGAGCAGGAGGCGAGATGTGCTGATACCGGCTTTCATGCTACAGACAATCCTCTGGAAGTATTGAGATGGTATTCCGGTGAGGATGACAGATATTTTGCCGTGGAACTGCGGGGAAATATAGACGAGGACGGATACGGCAGCAGGATTGCGGCACCGGAGATTATGCTGGTAAAAGAACTTACGATAGATGACCTGTATCGTCTGGGAGTGTTGTGGATGTCAAAACATCCGAAATCAGAACTGGCAGCAGCCGTAATGGTGGAGAGCGGGGAGGCATACAGAAATGGAAATGTTATCGTCAGGGGAAAAAATCCGAGAGCACGTGGGAAAGCAGGGGATAACCTTTACATTGTCAGGGACGACGGCGACGGGGACATCGTGGAAATCGGTGCTTTTAAGGTAGACGGGATAAAGATCCTGCCGGATGTGTATTATGACGCAAAAGGGAGGCGGGTAAATGAGAAAAAGTGAACTGGAGAAGCTGAGGACACTGAATGCCACTCCGGCCATGATCCGGGCATTGCAGGAGCCGGGGACGAAGAGGCATTACAGTGGAAAGATTAACGAGGAAAAGTATCATCTTGCGGCCAGATGCCAACAGCTGGGAGGATATCTGAAAGTATCTATCTGCACCCGGGAAGATATCAGCAAAAAAGTGTATACACCGAAGTGGGATATCTTCATCAACTACGAGGGTGATGAGTATATCACAAGGGAGAGGCAGACGGACGGAGCCTACAAATGGCGAAAGGCCTATGGGTACAATCTGGAAGGAAGCAACTGGTACAATAAAAAATGGGATGAGTATGTATATATTTCTCCAGAAGGTAGCAGACAGATACAGAAGCTCCTTGGAACAAAAGAAAAAGGATTTGTTGGTATTTGCAAGTGGCAGGAAGGATGTAAAAAGCGCAATGAGGATAAAAAAATAAAGAAGCTGACGGATCAGTGGGATAAGGACATGGAGCCGATAAAAGACCCTCCGAAGGGTTTCGAAGATTGGTGGCACCGTAATGGCTTTGATGGGAAAAATTATATCTTTTATAGATCGGCACGCTCAACAGAAGGATACTGCACGTCCTGTATTGGCAAGGTAAAACTGCCGGGAAAACCGAAGCATAACGCAGAAGGAAGATGCCCAGTATGCAGAAAAAAGGTCATGTACATATCCCGGGCAAAGAAAACGCAATGTCTTTGTACAGGGGAATATGAGGTGTCCTGCATCCAGAGATACAAAGAGGGGCTGGTACAGAGAGATTTTGCGGTGTACAGATATGACTACAAAGATGACTGGGCTGTCAACAGATCTGATTATGGTATCCGTGAGTATCGTAGGACCATTGTTACAGAAAAGGGGTGGGGGACATACATCTACACGGATTACCGCAGGAGGGGAATGCGCTGGGCACTGGACCGGGATGCATGGATTGGAAAATACCGCGAAATCATGTATCGGAAAAACTTTAGCCAGATATTTAAGAAATATCATACAGCATATCCGATTGCTGTGAAGCATGGTTATACGGAGGCAGGCTTAAGGTATTTCCTGAGACAGGAGCACCGTTATCCTGCCATTGAGATGGCTTACAAGGCGGGCCTGTACAGGCTGGCAAAGGATATGGCAAACGACAGTTGGTTACAGCTGGATGAAATACTGGACAATAAAGCGTCCGGCGGACTTGCAAAGATACTTAAAATAGATAACGCCCGGATGAAGCGCTTGAAAAACATGGATGGCAACATGGAAATGCTTATCTGGATGCAGAAAGAAAAGGAGATGAATACGATACTGCGTGACTGCGATATAAAGACTCTTTCCGAAGCAGACATCAGCCCGAAAGAACTGGAAGGATCCACAATCAGAAAATATCTGACCATTGAAAAAATATGTAACTACCTGAACAAACAGGCAGGGCTGAGATCGTTAAGAGGCCGCGAATTAAAAACGGCAGTATGGAGAGACTGGAACGACTACGTGAACATGATGGCCAAACTGAAGATGGACTGTAGCAGGGAACTCCTGCTGAAACCGAAAGACCTTGCCATTGCACATAACGAGTTAGTGGACAAGATATCCATGCTGGATTCCTCAGAGGAAATTGCAAAAAAGAAAAGAGATTTCCCGCGGGCACAGGAGCTCATGGAATCTGGAGAATTGAAGAAATACGAGTATGATAACGGCACTTACTGCATCGTGGCACCCAGAAGTATCGATGATATCTACCGGGAGGGAATCGTGTTAAAACACTGCATCCACACCTGTGATATTTACTTCCAGAGGATCAACATCAGAGAAACCTATCTGCTCTTCCTCCGGCACAGCGCAGAACCGGATACTCCCTGGTACACGGTGGAGATTGAGCCGGGAGGAAACATCCGACAGAAAAAGTCTGTACTGAATGAGGCATATAAGGATCTGGATGATGCAATGCCGTTTCTGCAGGAGTGGCAGCAGTGGGTGAAAAAAAACCTATCCGAAGAGGATAAGAAGCTGGCAGCGAAGAGCGACAAGGCCCGCAGGGAAGGTTATAAGAAACTGCGGGAAGAGAAAAAGATAATATTGCACGGGAGCCTGCAGGGGGCACTGCTTGCGGATGCTCTGGAGAGTGACTTTATGGAGGTAATCTGATGGAAGAAATCATGAGTTATGAAGAAAGATACAGGAAATATAAGCAGGAGCTGGACGGAGCATTTACCCAGGCAGCAGAAAAATTTGTGTTGATCGGCTACCTGCTGAGAGAGGCGGCAGAAACGGACATTTTAAGATCCAGCGGATATAAAAACATGGAGGAATTTGCCTATGCAGAGTATGGCGTGGATCCATCCCAGGCAAACCGGTTTATCAATATTAACAGGCGATTTTCTGAAGGCGGTAATTCAAAGCAGCTGAAACAGCAGTACAGAGGTATTGGAAGTTCCAAGCTGGCCGTCATGCTGACCATCCCGGATGAAATCAATGAGGTTTTGCCTAAAAACTTGACCAAAGAAGAACTTAAGGAAATCCAGGCAGAAGTAAAGGCTGAAAATCAGGTATCTGACATTGAGGTGGAGATTGAGAAGGCAGAGGCAGCAGCCGTAACGGACAAGCCCATGCTTCCACCGGAGGGATCACCACTGGAAAGAAATCTATGGCAGCTGGGTAAGGAACAGGAAGAGCTCTTCAGGAAGCTGTGGATGGTATGCTTTATGGAAACAGCAAGTGGAAACAGAAATAATGCAGAGATCATGGATGTACTGATTCCACAGGGAGACGCAGTGTATACCGTCCGGATCCCGGGAGAGCGTAGGACGCAGATCATTGTAAATTCCGAAGGTGCTGCGGTAGTCAACCTGAAGACGCTGGAACGAAATAAATACACAGAAGATCAGATCTGCCTTGCAGTGCGGTCGCTCATAGATGGAGGCAGCAGTCCTGAGGAGCAGTACAAAATGCTATATGGCGAAGACTTAACACCGGAAGAACCGGAAGTTGCACCGGTGCAACAGGATGAGCCCAAGAAAGAGAAAAAACCGGAAAAGCGTAAGGAATCCCGTGTGACCAAGGCAAACACCGAAAAGAAAAAGCCCAAGGAACCGGAAAGGAAGCCGGAGCAGATGACCATCCCGGGAGCCGCACCGGATCCGGCACAGAATGAGCCGGAAACACAGGCAAATGACTCGTCTTACCGGGAAACTGACGCGGATAATCAGAATACCGACACCATGGAATCGGAAGAGCAGGTACCGGGACAGACAGACCTTGAAAATGACTTTCCGCAATATTGCCCGGATGCAGACCAAAGGACTGCTTATCTCCAGTCCATCCGTGGAGCAGTGGATAATCTGGTACGTTACGCAGAGATGGATCTGATCAGCGCGGCGCGAGTGCAGGTGAAAGATATCTCCGAATACTTGGACAAGCTGGAAGAACTCATAAAGGAGGCGGATAGCAATGCCGAAGCGGTCGAAGCAGGCGAGAGCACGGGAGTTTAATGAGGCATCCCGCAAGATCATTAAGGAGCGTGACCTATACCAGTGCATTTTTTGCCATATGGAATATCATATGGAGGATGTCACCTGGTACGGACAGCAGCTGCAGAGCATCATGCACTACATACCGCGCTCCCGGGGTGGTCTCGGGATCCCGCAGAATGGTGCATTGGGCTGCCAGAGTCACCATGAGATGCTGGATAACGGAAACAAGGGCAGACGGGAGGAGATGCTGCAACTCTTCCGAGCGTATTTGCAGGACCATTATCCGGACTGGAGCGAGGATGCCCTGACCTATAACAAGTGGGGATGATGTATATACAAATTTGTATATACACGAAAGGAGCGCAGAGATGAAAAGCAGAACAATAAGCAAGATCATCCGGATGACGCCGGAGGAAAAGCGGCGACTGGAATACTGCGCCGAAAAAATGGCAAAGACCGAGACAGAGATCCTGATTGCAGGAGTGAATAATTACTATGCTGCCGTACAGAAAGCACTGGCAGCCCAGAAAAATCAATAAGCCTTTTGGATAAAGTGAATCACAATAGACACTGTAAACGAAGCCACGGGGCGGCCGCTGATACCAAGAGGCAGCAGTCGTCCAGGAAGGAGACTACAATGCAGGAGTATAAGGACTGGGACGGCAATCTTCTGCTGGATCCTGCGCCGCGCATCCATAATGTACATATAGGCACTATCATCAAAACAGAACACAAGATCATCGAGGAGCCGCTGGAGACCCGCGGACGGGGACGACACCGATTTATCAGCGAGACCAGGGAATACGAGGTAATAGCGGTTTATCCGCATATGGTCCAGACCAGAGATTGCAAGACAGGCTTTACAAGGTGTTTCTCCTACGGTGAACTCACAACAATGGGACTGCAATGGCAGGGAAAGGAGATGCCAAAATGATAAAAATGGTTGAATTTGATGAAGGAGTATGGGTGCCGGAAGAATGCTGTACAATGACGAATCCACTTACAAGCGGAGGAGAAAGTATCCCGGATGATGTAGAGATGCCGTGTGAGGGATCAGAGTCATGTACAGGTTGTGGTAATTGCATAATCCAAATAATTATGAACGAATATGCGTTGTACACAGGACAAGTGACGGATCAGGTTGCTGGACTTATGGATATTACTCCAATTAGCGACGCAATAGAAGAATTGAATAGCTTTCCTGTAGAGGATGCAACTTATGCTGCCGCACAAATGGGAATAAAGGCGCTTAAGAAGCAGATTCCCATGAAAGTCTGCGAGATCCATGTGGACGAATACATCTGTCCAAACTGCTTGGAAGAAAACGGATGCAATGACGCAGAAGTGAGCGATGAATACTGTCCGAAATGCGGACAGAGGTTAATAAGCTAACTTAGAATTTAGTGGAGGAATAGGATGAGTAAAACAATTGAAAAAATAGAAACATACAAAGCTAAAGAAATAAAAAAAGCTATATCAAAATTAAAGCCTGCATATGAAGAAGCAAAAGATTTCTATACTGACACAGGATATGACAGATATTACAACAAAATGCAAAAAATCGAGTCCGAACTTCAGGAACTCGAAGAATATATCCATAAATCCGAAAGCTCAGTAAAAGATCTGACGACAGAAGAATATAGAGAATATCTTGACATGAAAATGGATTTAAAAAATTTGGCAAGTAAATTTTTCTATATGTTTGCAGACTTTAATCTTCCTGAAACGGCAGAAATAAAAGGAATTCAGCAAATACTGGAAAAATACAAATATTAGAATTTAGGGTGGAGAAAGTATGAAAGATATTCCGTATGAATTTGACAGACCATTATTAAGAGCTGAAAAAGGAGATATTGTAGAAATATCTGTTACACATTTTATCGAAAGTACAGTTAGGGATAAAGACATTAAAAAGTACGGGCATATTCCTAATGGCATATATCGTGCTACAATCGTAGAACCTTATAAATTAAAATGCGAAGAATATCCTGAACTAAGTGGCTGTTACAATTACTGGCGAGGTGATAAAAGAGGCTGCTCTGATGGTATTTATGCCAATGAAATTGGCAAGAGCAAGAAAATATTTAAATAACTAAACTGAAATATTAAGATTTATGGGGGCATTTGTATGAGAAAAATACATGAATGTGCAGAAGATATAAAAAATATTTTAAATGATGCAGAACGAACCGAAGAGGTTGACGGAGATATGTTATGTAGTATTAATGAGTTGGTGGATGAAATTTTATCAATATATTGTTTAGAAAAACAACAAAGAAAAATGGCTATAGCTGAAGAAAATGAGATTCTTTCAGAAGAGGCTAAAAAAGCAGGATGGAAGTCTGGTGTTATGAACATCTAAACTGAAATTTTAGGAACAGAGAGGAGAAACATGGGAAGAGAATTGAAGCGTGTACCACTGGATTTTGATTATCCATTACATAAAGTTTGGTACGGATATTTTGTAGATAACATTTCGTTTTGTATATCTTCGCAAAATGAGGAATATTGTGAAAATTGTAAGGAGTTTGCGAGGATCAAAGGGATTGATACAGAACAGTATGGATGCCCTAAATTTGATGAGTATTTCAAGCAAATTAAGGACAAATTAAAGGAACTCTGCGAACCACCGAAGGGAGAAGGCTATCAGTTGTGGGATACTACGAGTGAAGGGAGCCCCATAAGCCCTGTGTTTGAAACATTGGACAAATTGTGCAAATGGTGCGAAGTTAATGCAACTACCTTTGGTAAATTCAAGGCAACAAAGGAAGAGTGGAAAGAAATGCTGCAAGATGGCTTAGTATATCACAAAGAAGGAAATGCCATTATGTTTTAGTGGAGGAGAACGGGATGATGGATTTTTGCGAAAAAATAATAGCGGCATTCCCGGAATCCATCCGGACAGTGAAAGGAGTGATAGAAAAAGGAAAAATGTTAAAAGTGTAATAAGTATCACAATACACAATTTGAAATTCCAGCTGCAGAAGGACTGCAATCGTTACATAAAAACAGCGGTAGACCATCCGACCAAAGATAGCATCTACCGCTCACTGCTTAAGGACATCATATCATAATGTGATACCTTAGGCAACATGAAAGAGGTGCGCTTATGACGAAAAACGACCTGATCAACGAAGTTGCCTATGAATTGAACGATTTTTTAAGCAAGGAACAGATTGACCGCATGAAAATCACTCTTTATGTTAAAATGCAGGATTTCGAGTTGGCAGAGATCAAGCAGCTGCCTATGACTATGGAGCATGACAATGAGTGGTTGATGCAGAGGTATTGTGTGGACAGCGTGGCAGCAGGACTCCATGCTGGAACTATCAGGAGTTATATTGGAATCATAAAGAAATTCTTTGACTTTGTGAATAAGAATTATAAATATGTGACAGCGCAGGATATTACAGATTACCTTGCTATTAGATCCTATCGTGATCACATCAGCCACAATTATAAATCCACAATATACCGGTACTTATGCACATTCTTTTCCTGGGCATTTAAAAAGAGGCATATCCAGGACAATATTGTTGACGGAGTAGATAAGGTTAAGCAGATCAAGAAAAAGAAGGTACGATTGACAGATGAGGAAGTTGAAACTATCCGCTACGCACTGCAGACACCGAAAGAAAAAGCTTTGTTTGAATTGATGATTTGTACCGGCATGCGAGTAGGTGAAATCTCTTACCTCAACGTGTCAGATATTGATCTGACAAATAAGCAGGTATCAATCTATGCCGAGAAGACAGACACCTACCGTACCGGAATGCTTACGCCGGTGGCGGTGATGGCACTACGAAATTACATCGGGGACAGGCCTGGGACAGATCCGCTGTTTTTGGCAGATCGGGCACCGCATAACAGAATGAAAGAGTATGGCATTGAAAAGCTCGCTAAGGAGATGGCTGTGCGTGGCGGAGTATCCCGAATAACAGCAACCGTGCATGTGTATCGCAAGACATTTGCAAGCGTGTTATATCGCAAGACTGGGGATGTATTGCTGGTAAGTAAATTACTGGGACATGCAAAGCCGGACATGACAGTCCAGTATTACCTGATAGATGACATCGAAGAGATGCAGCACAAATATAACAGAGTAGCATAGCAACCGCACCGGAAATTGCACCGGTGCAACAGAAAGGAGAAAGCATCGATGCAAAGAATTAACAGAGCAAGCTGGAGGATTATCGAAACTATATTATTACGGTATCCCCAACGCAAGAAAGAATATGAGGAGTACATATCGGACATTATGGCATCACCGGCGGGAGGCAGCAGTCGTCCGTCGGATCCTGCCAAGGAAAGAGACAAGGCACAGTCTGTCACAGAGGCAAAAGCCCTGAAGATGACATCCGTATACCATGAACGGATCAAGAAAGAGATTGAGGCAGTGGAATTTGTATATAATTCTCTTCGACCAGAAGAACAGAAGGTAATAAGAATCAGGTACTGGAGTAAAGGTCTCAGAGCACCGATTCCCTACCTAAAAATCGGTGGTGCCTCGTACAGTGAGAGACAAATGAAGAGGATAGTTTTTAAGACTATAGAACAGATTGGAAGGTATATTGGGGAGTTAAAGTAAAAGATGGCATGATTTCGCATGTCAAATGTGATAATATAGTATCGTGATAAATTAGTGACAGGGCAATGCAGATAGCTGCGTTGCCTTTTTTCGTGGAGTTGCACCGGTGCAACTTTAGAGAGATGGTGAGCAGATGGCAAAAGGCAAATATAAATATTGGCTGACACCGGAAGGCTTACTAAAGCTGGAAGGATGGACAAGGGATGGACTAACAGAAGAGCAGATCGCTAGTAATATGGGAATCTCTAGGTCTACATTAAATGAATGGAAAAAATTGTATCCGGACATTTCGGACACCCTAAAAAGGGGAAAGGAAGTTGTGGACCTGCAAGTGGAAAATGCGCTCTTGAAAAGGGCACTGGGATATCGGTATACAGAAGACAAATATGTAAGCGTTCCGATGGAGCAGGAAGAATATAGTCAAAAGCTATTTGAATATATGAATCGCTACAAACTGGAGCATCCGGAGGCAACAGATGATGAGCTGATGCTTGTAAGAGAGAAGTTCCCTAAAACAAAAGAAATGCTTGTGGAACGAAAAGTAAAAGAAGTAGAGCCGGATACCACGGCCCAAATATTCTGGTTGAAGAACCGAAAACCGGATAAATGGAGAGATAAACAGGATGTCCAGATCTCCGGAGAACTCAAGTCCGAACAGAGTAAACTGGATGACCTGATCAGACAGATGCGTGGTGATGGGTAATGAGCGCAAGTAAGCTCCTGTTGTCAGAGAAATACAAAGCATTCCTGAAATGTGATGCTCCGGTGGAATTCCTGGAAGGAACCACGGCGGCAGGTAAAACAACGGTAGGAATCTTCAAGTTTATGCTTAAGGTGGCGGAAAGCCCCAAGAAGCTGCATATCATTGCAGCGGATGACACCGGAACTGCTGAGAAGAACATCATCAACAAGGACCTTGGTATATTGGATGATTTCGGGATCCTGGTGGAGTATAACGGCAGCGGAACCAAAGACGATAAGATTCCGCATCTGATTCTGCATACTGGCAAGGGGGATAAAGTAATTTATGTGCTGGGCTACGGTAACAAGAAAAAGTGGAAGAAGGCCCTGGGTGGACAATATGGCTGTCTGTACATAGATGAAGTAAATACCGCAGACATAGATTTTGTCAGAGAAGCATCCATGAGATGTGATTATCTGATGGCAACACTGAACCCGGATGATCCGGGACTGCCGGTGTATAAAGAATATATCAACTGTGCGCGTCCTCTTCCGGAATGGAAGGATGAGACACCGCAGGAAATCATAGAGGAACTGAAAGAAGAGCCAAAGGACGGATGGATCCATTGGTTCTTTTCTTTTAAAGACAATGCAGGCCTTCCACCGGATAAGCTGCAGATGATCCTGCAAAACACACCTAAGGGTACCAAAATTTGGAAAAACAAGATTCAAGGTCTCCGCGGAAAAGCGACAGGGTTGGTATTCTCCAACTTTGTCAGAAAGAAACATGTTGTTACTGCTGCGTGGGTGAAGAAACAGATTGCGGATGGGAATATCCGTTTCAGGAAGTTTACAGCAGGACTGGATACATCATATTCCTCAAAATCTCCGGATACTATTGCAATGATCTTCCAGGGCATTACGGATGACCGCAAGCTGATCACACTAGCTGAGAAGGTATATAGCAATGCGGATCTCAGTGTGCCGCTGGCTCCTTCTGACACAGCGGTAAAGTTTATAGCTTTTCTGGATAGATGCAGATCGGAATGGGGATTTGCAAAAGAGTCTTTTATTGACTGCGCAGATGCGGCGACAATAACAGAACTTCGGAAGTATAAGCGCCTGCATGGGTGCCTTTATAATTTCATTGAGTCCTACAAGAAGGTAACAATACTGGACCGTATCAATTTACAACTGGGATGGATCCAGCAGGACTGCTATCTGGTAGTTGAGGATTGTACAAACCATATCTCGGAATTGGAACGCTATTCATGGGACGAGGAAGAGGATGTCCCGGTACCGGAGGATAAGAACGACCATACGATCAATGCAAACCAGTACGGATGGATTCCATACCGGAATATGATTGGATTCGAGGAGGATAAACAGAGGTGAACCTGATGGAAAAGATAAATGAGAATATCAAAAGAGGTATACGGAGCTGGCTGAATGTTTCTCCGGCGAATCCCTATGTGTTCAATATCAATGAGATGATGGACTTCGAGGGGAATGCGATCCGAAACCGCATCTGGTATCGTGGTGACAGCAACGAACTTGAGCAGTTCTATGAGCAGAATGCGGAATATGCAGATAAATATAAATTCTGGTCCAGCAAGAGTACACCGGGGATGGAAATGCGCAAGATCCACACAGGTGTTCCGGCGCTTACGGTGAGAACTCTGGCAGCAGTAGTCCTTCCGGATATGGGGGAATTTGAATTTTCCTCAGAGAATGAAAAGCAGAAACAGATATGGAAAGACATTGCAAAGCCTGAGAATAATAACTTTGCCGATAAGATAGAGGATGCAATCAAAGAGACGCTGTATATCGGAGACGGGGCTTTTAAAGTGTCCATTGATACAGAGCTCAGTAAGTATCCTATTTTAGAATGGTATGCCGGGGATCGTGTCGAAATCATCCGGAAAAAGGACAAGGTCAGGGAAGTAATATTTAAGACACCATACAGCGGAGGAGGCAAGACATATGTGCTCAATGAGATATATGGATATGGGTATGTAAAGAACGAACTGTATCTGGATAACAGACAGGTTCCGCTGACTACATTACAGATAACCGATTCACTGGAAGACGTGACCTTCGATAAAAGCGTTATGCTGGCGGTGCCTATGATGTTCTATAAGTCGGCAAAATATGAAGGACGTGGCGGAAGCATCTTTGACGGAAAGGTGGACAGCTATGATGCGCTGGATGAAGTATGGAGCCAGTGGATGGATGCACTGAGAGCAGGAAGAGCAAAAACATATATTCCGGACTGTCTGGTTCCGAGGGATCCGAAAACAGGAGCTGCGATAACACCGAATCCGTTCGATAACAGATATTTTGCAGCAGAAGGAGACCAGCGCGAAGGGCAGAAAAACGTAATCAGTACAGACCAGCCGAGCATTCCTCATGACAGCTATCAGGCTTCCTACTGTACAGCACTGGACCTTTGCCTGCAGGGGATCATCAGTCCTTCTACACTGGGGATTGATGTAAAAAAACTGGATAATGCAGAAGCGCAGCGTGAAAAGGAAAAAACAACGCTGTACACAAGAAATATTATCGTGGAAACTCTTCAGACAGTATTGCCACAGGTAGTATCCATGTGTATCAACGCATATCACCTGATGAAGAATGAGGCAGTGGAAAGTGTAGAGGTAAATCTCCCATTTGGAGAATATGCCAATCCTTCATTTGAATCTCAGGTGGAAACAGTTGGTAAGGCAAAGCAGAGCGGAATCATGAGCATTGAGCGCTGTGTGGAGGAATTGTATGGTGACAGTCTGGATGATGATTGCAAAAAGGAAGAGATCGCAAGGCTCAAGGCAGAGCAGGGTATTCAGAGTATTCCGGAGCCGGAAATCAGGACGGATGCAGGAGAATTCAGGATAAACGGATTTACAGGAGGCAGTGATGGAAGTAAAAGTAGCGAAAAAAACATACCGGATGAACCGGGAGGAATACCAGGGGCTCCTGAAGGTGGCCAGTGAGCAGGTCCCGAAAGGAATCTATGCAGTGGAAAAAGGTAATTATGCGGAACTCCGATGTGATCATTGTACCAGCGTCACGCAGATCAAGACATTGACCAGACAGTTTAAAAGCCAGGGATTCAAGGTATATGCAAACGGCAGGTGATTAGATGCCTAAGATAAATTCAGAATATGATATCGGAGCAGCATTCCAAGCTATTGAGAATGAACTCATTGCTTCCATGATCCGGAATATGCGAAGACATAAGATTGAGGAAATCGATGAGGACAAGCAGTGGTCCATGTGGCAGGCAGAACAACTCCGGGCACTGGAAAAGTACAGAAAAGAGAATCAGGAGCGGTTCGGTGCGAAATTCAAGGATATCAATAACCGAATCGAAGCACTGATCAGTACTGCCAGGGATGAAGGAGATATGGAGCAGGAGATAGCCATACTGGAGGCTATAAAGAAAGGTTTCCAGGCAAGAAGAGTAAGTCCGGGAGCATCGGCGGCATTCTTCCGGTTGAACCAGAGGAAGCTGGAGGCGCTGATCCGGGCGACCACATCAGACATGGAAAAGGCTGAGACAGCCGTCCTGCGCATGGCAAATGACCAATATCGCAAGATTATTTTTAATGCTCAGGTATATGCCAACAGTGGAGCAGGGACTTATGAGAAGGCGGTAGACATGGCTACAAAGGATTTCATTGCCGCTGGTCTTAACTGTGTGGAATATGCCAATGGATCCAGGCACACATTGGCAGACTATGCGGACATGGCAATACGGACAGCCAGTAAGCGTGCATACCTGCAGGGGGAAGGGCAGAAAAGGCAGGAATGGGGGATATCCACGGTGATCATGAATAAACGTGGAAATCCCTGCCCAAAGTGTTTACCGTTTGTTGGTAAGATACTGATCGATGATGTATGGAGCGGTGGAAGTGCTAAGGACGGACCATATCCACTGATGAGCGCGGCAATCGCGGCAGGACTATACCACCCTAGATGCAGAGACAGCCACACTACCTATTTTCCAGAACTGGAGGATTTGGATAATGAATACAGTAAAAAAGACATAGAAGATATCGAAGAACAGAACAGGAAAGAAGCAAGACAGCAATATGCGGAGAGACAGGAGAAGAAATTCCATAGATTAGCATCATTTTCACTGGATCCTGAGAATAAAAGCAAGTATTGCGAGAAGGAAAAAGAATGGAGTCAGGAAACAGAAGTTCGGTATAAAGTTCCTGATGAGGTGAAAGTACCGAGATCGGATACTCCGCAGATCATGATAGATTTAATGGATCAGTACACAACAGATGAGTGCATTCAGATAGATGGAAAGTCAGAATATGCCTTTTCGTATGATCTTGATAATGATTTGATATTTGTCAATCCGAAACATCCACAATATGAGGAGGAGAACTATAGGGCTGTATTAGCACATGAATTAGCCCATAGAATTGACCACAATGAATACGGTAGTCCTATGCATACTGAATTCTCAGAAGCAATTAAGAGTACAGAAAAAAGGATTTTGGAATCAAAGGAAAGATATCAAAGTAGACTTGATAAAAATGGGGATTTAGAGTACGATTATTTCGTTAGTGATATTATGTCATGCATAACAGACAACAAGGTGATTGGGTTATACGGACATGAATCACAATATATAGGTAAACCGGGGTACACAGAGCTGGAAATATTTGCAGACGTGTTTGCAGCATTGTATCAAGGGGATGATGAAACTGTAAGTTTTATAAAAAATGAACTACCAGAGATATATGAAACATTTTTTAAAATATTACGGGGATAATTATGCTGAAGAAAGAATTCGTAGAAAAGATGAAGAATGATAAGGAATTGCATGAATTACGGGAAAAGGTACTATTATTTGGGACCAGAGCGGATGCAGCCTATATCCTTGGAAAAGATAGAAGCTACGAAGACTATAAAGACCGTTTGCGAAAAATGATAAGAGAACACGAAGCCACCAGTCAGTAGATTGGTGGTATTTTTATGCCAAAAAGAAAGGATGAAAAAACATGAAGAAATTATTTATCAGCCAGCCTATGAAGGGAAAAACGGATGAGGCAATCAAGGAAGAGAGGCAGCAGGCTATCAGGGAAGCGGAACAGGCAGTCGGAGAACCGGTGGAGGTGATAGACTCTTTCTTTGAGGGGGCACCGGCAGATGCAAAGCCGTTGTGGTTTTTGGGAAAATCGCTGGAACTGCTCGCACAGGCAGACATTGCATATTTCGCCGAGGGATGGCAGGATGCGAGGGGATGTCGGATTGAACATACTTGTGCACAGGAATATGACATCTGTGTGGTAGAAAAGTAAAATTGCACCGGTGCAACAAATCATCTGTAATCAACACGCTTCACTGCGTGTTTTTTTATGCCCAAACACGAGCAAGGCAATAAACTGCAGCGTGGCCGGAGACACCGAAGACAATGGATCGCAGTAAGGGTGACACCCTCAAAATGGAAAGGAGTACGTTATGTTTTACAAGACAGTAAGAAGATTCTTAAACCCTGATGGGAGCCAGGGCGGAGCACCGTCAGGAGAACAGACTGATCAGCAGTCACAGCAGAATGTAGCACCGCAGATTGACTATGGAAAAATCCAGCAGATGTTGGATGGAACGCTTGCGGCAAAAGAGGATACGGCATTGAAAGCCTATTTCAAGCAGCAGGGGCTTTCCCAACAGGAGGTGGAACAGGCTATAGCAACCTTCAAGGAACAGAAGGCGGCAAATCAGCCGAATGTGGAAGCATTGCAACAACAGGCTGCAACCGCAGCAGCTGAGGCAAGACAGGCACAGATCCAACAGGCAGCGACGATGGCAGCAGTCGGACTGGGAATCAGTGTAACATCCATTCCCTATGTACTGAAGATGGCAGATTTCAGCCAGACAGTAGGACAGGATGGAAAGATCAGTAACGAGAAACTTACGGAAGCGCTGAATAAGGTGCTGGAGGATATTCCTGCATTAAAGCCGCAGGAGACAGATACTACCGGTTTCCTTCATGTGGGAACAGGAGGAGATCCTTCGCAGCATACGCAGCAGGCGACTGTACAACAGACACAGACACCGACCAAAAGATGGAATCGGTGGAACTAAGGAAAGGAAGGTATAAGATATGCCTAATTTAAACTATGCACAGCAGTGGAGTCCTGAACTCCTGCAGATCCTGATGCAGGGAGCGTTAACATCTCCCTTTATTACATCTAATGTAAGATGGCTGGATGCGAAGACATTCCACTTTACACAGATGAGCACCACAGGTTATAAGAATCACAAGAGAACCGGTGGTTGGAACACGGGATCCTTCGATCAGACAGATGTTCCTTTTACGGTAAGCCATGACAGAGACGTTCAGTTCCTGGTAGACAAGGCAGATGTGGATGAGACCAACGCAACAGCATCCATGCAGAATATTTCCAAAACCTTTGAACAGACTCAGGTAGTGCCTGAGACAGATGCACTGTTCTTCTCCCGTGTGGCACAGGTGGCACAGAAGACAGAGGGATACCACAGCGAGACTGCTATTTCAGCTTATACCAAGGCAAAGGTATTCGGAATGCTGAAGGATATACTTGCAAAAGGTAAGTTGAGACGGTACAAGGCAAATGGCAGCCTGCTTATGTATGTGGCCAGTCCCATTATGGATGCACTGGAGCAGTCCACTGAGTTTACCCGTAAGATTGAACTTACACAGATTGCTGAGGGCGGTATTGGTATCGAGACCAGAGTGACAGACATCGATGGCGTACCCATCATGGAAGTTATCGATGATGAGCGTTTCTATGATGCATTTGACTGGGAGCCTGCTGAGGGTGGATTTGCTCCTCTGAAAAAAGTTGCAGAAGACAGCACGCATAATATCGAAGCAGTAACTGGAGCTCATAAGATCAATGTACTGGTGGCATGCGGACAGACCTGTAAGACGGTTCCCAAGATCGCTTCTATCTATTATTTCAATCCCGGAACACATACCGAAGGAGACGGATACCTGTACCAGAACAGATCTCTGTCTGATACCTTTGTATTCCCGAATGGACGTGACAACAAAGTGGATAGCGTTTATGTAGATGTGGATACCGCGGAGTATACCGGGGAGTAAGGAGGGCATATGTCCTACAAACCTTATGTAAGAAAAGAAGAATATAAAGATAGCTATAATGGTAGCGTGATTCCTGACGGAGAGCTTGAAAGAGCACTTCGTCAGGCCTCCCGGCATATTGACAGCCTGACATTTAACCGGATTGTGGCAGCAGGATTCGACCATATGACAGCTTTTCAACAGGAGACCATCAAAGAGGTTGTCTGCATGCAGGCAGATTTCGAGTATGAGAATGCAGATGAAATCAATACGATTTTATCCAGCTATAGCATAAATGGAGTATCCGCACAGTTCGGAAGTTCCTGGAATGTTTTTATGGAAAAAGGTATTGCCATGAAGCGGGATGTCTATTCGTTGCTGATGCAGACGGGTCTGTGTTGCAGAATTGCGAGGTGATTCCATGAAATATCCGTGTCTGGTGCCCAAAAGATTATGCAAGACAGATATCTCTGTTGCGATAGATCAGGAAGGACTGAACAAATACGGGGAGCCATTGAAGCCGGTGGAATATTCCGGAAAATGTAACTATCAGGACAAAGCCAAGACTGTGCTGACAGCCGAGAAGAAACTGATAGAGATTACAGGAACAGCATTGTTTCCAGGAGATATTTGCCCGGAGCTTCCGGCTATATCCGGAGGAAGTGCTGTGATATTTGGGGGTAAGCGCAGGATTCTGGAAGGGCGTAAGGCGAGAAACCCGGACGGAACAGTCAACTATACGGAGGTGCTGCTGGTATGATCAGTGTAAACTCCACAGTAAAGCTGAATTTTCCGAAGATCCAACAATTGACGAGAGCACAGGTGATGGCTTTAGAGAAGACCGCTGAGGCATTACATACCAATGTGGTGCAGGCACAGGTGTTCCCAAGGGATACCGGCAATCTGCAAAAAGAGAGCACTTTTGTCGATTATTCGGAGAGCAGCCAGGGAAAAGTCAGTATCATATCTAGCACACCCTATGCAAGACGGCTTTATTTTCACCCGGAATATCATTTCCAGAAGACGGAGAATCCGAATGCAAGAGGCGAATGGTATGAGGACTGGATCTCTGGGAAGAAATCAGAGTACTGCCAAAAGGCATACAAACAAATATACAGGAGGATTGCCGGATTATGATGTTATCGGATGTGCGGGATTATGTGGAATCCATTGAACTGGCAGACCATGTATATATGGGAAGCCTGCCGGACAAGCAGGAGAAGTCCATCGGTGTTTATAACAGCAAACATCAGCAGGAGTATAAGACAGCATTAGGAGGACCACAACTTGTATCTTACGGGACAAAATATGTCACCCTGTTGATTCACTGGAATAATTCGCCGAGAGAGTCAGAAAAGACAGCCATGACAGCATTTGATGCGGTGAAGGCTGCAAGAAATGTAACGGTCAACAATCAGTTGATAAAATTTATACAGCCTCTTTATGAACCGCAGGATGTCGGAAAAGATGATGCCGGTATCTGCGAATGGGTCATAGAGATGGCTGTTATTTATGAGAAAGGAAAAGGTGAAAAAGAATGAGCACACCTATTACAGGAGTATATCCCTGTTATGAAAACCAGTTTCAGGTTGATGCTGCGGAAAGCGGAGCTGAAAAAAATATGGTTAATATTGCGGACTGTGAGACATTCAGCGTATCCTTCGACAATGGAGTAGAGGAATGGCATCCTTTTACGGAAGAAGGATGGGTAAGACGTCTGCTTACCAGTAAAGGTGTCACGATTTCCGTGACTGCAAAAAGGAACGTCGGAGATGCCGGTAACGATGCTGTAGCGTCTCTTGCATGGGTAAACGGCCGCTCCGCAGAGAAAAATGTCCAGTGGACATTCCCGGATGGAACGGTGGTTAAATTTAACGGGGCAGTTATTAACGTGAAAAATATCGGCGCTGGAGACTCTACAGCCGTGGCTCCTCTGGAGTTTGATATTATGAGCAACGGCAAACCGGAGATTTCTACAGCAGCATAAAAACAGGAGGCTATTATGGCAAAGAAAATTGTAGATATTACAGAAAAACTGAATTTTGATGAGAATCCGGTATTGAAGGTGAAGGATGTCACCATAGAAGTCAATTCCGATGCAGCCACTGTACTGAAGATCATGGGCCTTTTTTCGAAGGGTACATCAGCTAAAGAAGTGTTGGCGGTATATGAACTGATTTTCAATGAGAAGGATCGGAAAAAGATCGATAAACTGAATCTCCAGTTTAAGGATTTACAGACGATCATCATGGCAGCAGTAGACCTGATCACGGGAGATGAAGAGCCGGGAGAGCAGTGACCCGTACTATGATCTGATCGGAGATTACAGTCTGATCGTATCATCCTTCCAGGCTCAGTACGGGATACGGCTGTCGAAAGAAATTGATACCATGAAGTGGGATGAGTTTAGGGATCTTCTTATCGGAATCGGACCGGAGACACCGCTGGGACGGATCGTAGCAATCAGGGCCGAGGAGGATAAGGATATCTTAGACCATTTTACTCCAGAACAGCACAGAATCAGAAATGAATGGCGTGCAAACAGAGCAAAAAAGGTAGCGCCTGATAATATGGCAGCAGTACTTGATCAACTGAAGAATGCGTTCATTTCTCTGGCAGGGGGCGATATACATTGAAAAAGTAGATAAGAAAAAAGTAGTGTGTCCTTACTGTGGGCATCCGGTGAATGCAATGCAGACGGAAGATGCACATTGCAGAGGAATTTATTTCCGCTGTAAAAATAAGGACTGTAAAAAGATTTTTGAGTTGAAGTTATAAGACGCTGTGCCGATGTGCCTGTCTTAGAAGGCAGGCTGGTTATGAGTGAAGCTACAAGCGTTGGACAGATCGGATTAGATCTGGTCGTAAATAAAAAGGACTTTAATAAGCAGATGAGCGGCATCCAGAGCCTGGCTACGAAAGTAGGTAAGAAACTGGCTGCCGCTTTTGCTGTAAAAAAGCTCGTAGATTTCAGTGAGAAGTGTATCGAACTGGGATCAGATCTGAGTGAAGTGCAAAATGTTGTGGACGTAACATTCCCGGCAATGTCAAAGCAGGTAGATAAATTTGCGCATAATGCCGCAACTGCATTTGGACTGTCCGAGACGATGGCCAAGAGGTACACAGGAACCTTCGGTGCAATGGCCAAGGCTTTCGGATTCAGCGAGAAGCAGGCATACGATATGTCTACCACTCTGACAGGACTGGCGGGAGATGTGGCATCCTTTTATAACATATCTCAGGACGAAGCATATACAAAGCTGAAATCGGTATTCACTGGAGAAACAGAGAGTCTGAAAGATCTTGGTGTCGTCATGACACAGACGGCACTGGATGCCTATGCTATGGTCAACGGCTACGGGAAGACCACTGCGGCTATGTCGGAGGCAGAAAAGGTAGCCCTACGGTATTCCTTTGTTCAGAGTAAACTGGCGACGGCATCCGGGGACTTTATGCGGACTTCTGATGGCTGGGCCAATCAGGTCAGAATCCTGAAGCTGCAGACTGAGTCTTTTATGGCGGCAATCGGTCAGGGATTGATCAACGTCTTGACACCGGCAATCAAGGTGATCAATACCCTGATGGGAAAACTGGTACAGCTGGCGAATGTATTTAAAGCATTTACGGATAAATTTGCCGGGAAGAAGGGTAATGATGTAGCCACAGGCATGGCGGCTGCAGAGGTTGCGTCTGCCGGAATCAGTGATAATATTAATGCCGCGGGAAAAGCAGCTAAAAAGTTAGGTGGATTACTTCCAACTGATGAATTGGATTTGCTCTCCCAGAAGACAGATTCCTCTTCGGCATCCGGAGGATCTTCAGGAATAGATATTGCTGGTTTGCAGACTTCCACGCAGGAAGTTGAAGCCAGTGTGGATAAAATTTCGAAAAAACTCTCAGATGCATTCAAGATTCCCGGTGTCAAAAATTTTGCAGATCAGTTCAACAATGGTCTGAAAAAGATTGATTTCGGAAATCTGAAGGATAATTTTTCAAGAATCATGGCTCAGATGGATCCATTGGCCAAAACTACAGTCAGAAACATTGAGACAATCATGGATCCGCTGGGAGGATATCTCGGAAACAGAATCGGGAATAAGATTGCTGTTACAGCCAAGGCGGTAGACCTAGGGCTGGATGGAATTGCAAGCTATCTGGAGCGCAACAGGAAAAAGATAGAATCCTGGAGCAGTGATGTAAGCCAGTCTATTGCGAACGGATTTACAAATCTTACGGATATCAATGAGCAGATATACAATAATCTGCTCGGGGCACTGGATAAAGCAGGACCTGATATTGCAAACGGAATCAATGATATTCTGACTGGATGTACTGGATTTGGAATGTCACTGGGAACAATCTTCGCGGAAGGGTTTGAAATTTCCACAGAACACACATCCCAGTGGATGAAAGACAATCAGGAGCTGATAGAAGGTACACTCACAGATCTGTTTGAATTCGGTGGAGAATGTGCATCACTGGCAGGAAAAATTGTTGAAGAACTTGGTAGCTCTCTTACAGACTGGTGGGAGTCTCAGGGAAGCAGTACCTTTGGAAACATTGTAGATGCCTGGAATGATATCAAGAAGACGGTTTTAGAACTGTGGAATGATATTGCAATGCCGGTACTGAATCATGCAAAGGAAGCGTTACAGGAATTATGGGAAGAAAATCTAAGACCACTATGGGATAACATTCTTAATCTGATCAGCTCAGTAGGCGATTTCCTTGCAGCCGCGTGGAGTACCGTAATCAAACCAATTATTGGGTATCTGGCACCGACAATCAAGCAGGTGGCAGACATTGTGATAAACATCATGAGTACCGTATTCGCAACCGTGTCAGACATTATATCTGGAGCCATGAAAATACTGGGAGGACTGTTGGACTTCCTCACCGGAGTGTTTACAGGCAACTGGAAAAAGGCATGGGAAGGCTTACAAAAAATTACGGATGGAATCTGGCAAGCAATTTGGGGATCTATCAAGGGAGTATGTAATCTTATTATTGACGGTGTGAATGCAATGATTTCACTGATATATTCTACACTACGCAATGTGGTAAATGGCATCGGAAGCGTCGCAAAGAAGGCAGGAGATCTGGTTGGAAAAGACTGGGGCTTCGAAATGCCGAGTGATCCACCGCAGATACCTAAATTGTGGAACGGTGGATATGTCAAGGCTAATACGCCACAGCTTGCCATGATCGGTGATAATAGGCATCAGGGAGAAATTGTATCACCGGAAGATAAGTTACAGAAAATGGCACTGAGTGCAGCGCAGGCTGCGGCAGGATCTGGAGGAACCATTTCCGCGGAAAAGCTGGATAAGATCATTACACTTTTGGAGACCATCATCAGAATCATAGCTTCTGGAAATACGATAGAAATAAATGGCGTGAAATTTGCGGAATTATTGAAAAAGGTAAACAGGGAGTATTTTAAGGCAACCGGAAATTACCTGTTGCTGGATGTATAAGGAGGCAACAGAATGGCATTTCAAGGGTGGCTGTTAAAAGTAGGAGATACAGATATTTCGAAATATGTGGATATCGAAAATTATAAGGTAAGCCCAGAACAGAGAGCAGACTTGGATTCTGACAGAAATGGATTGAATAAGTTATACCGTGAGGTCGCAGACCATTATACAACCAAAATAGAGTTCAATACAATTCCTATGGAGTCTGCAGAAATGACAGATTTTCTGCAGGCTTTGGAAACTGCATACATAAATGTGAAGGAAAGGAAAGCATTAGTCACATACTTTGATGTGAACACCGGAGAATATAAGACGGGAGAAATGTATGTGCCGAATTATACAGTAGAAACGAAGTCGTGGAACGGCATGGAGCTTGAGTATAAACCTCTGCGTGTTGCATTCATAGAGTATTAAGGAGGAGACATGGTAGATTACAAATATAAAGATATTTATAATGACACATCTGTTTCCAAAAAAATGCAGATTGAATGTAGTGATGGAAGTGTGCTGAATGAGGAGGACTGGAAAGGTGAAAGCGCAGAACTCACAGAGAGACTATGCTCAGAGAGTGAAATAAGTTTTGGCAGATGTGAGGCGAGTACTTTCAAATTGAGGGTCAGGGAACGGGTAGTACCTCTTGCAGGGAAAAAGATATCAGTATCAGTAACATTGGAAGGAGCCGATGAGGCTCCTTTTATGATGGGAGTTTATAAAGTGGATTCTGATGTACCTACGGCAGATAGAAGATATCGGGATATCGTAGCATACGATGCTATGTACGACATCCTGAATACAGATGTGGCTGCGTGGTATAACAGCCTGACATTTCCGATAACTCTTCGGCAGTTCCGGGATAACTTTTGCACATATGTCGGCGTGGAGCAGGAAGAAATTACGTTGGTTAACGATGATATGGTGGTAGAAAAAACCATAGATCCCGGAGAACTCCCAGGAAAGACGGTTATAGAAGCCATCTGCGAGATCAATGGCTGCTTTGGACACATTACCCGAGCAGGCAAGTTGCGATATGTGGTGCTGGAGCAGATGATAGAGGGGCTGTATCCGGCGGATGATCTGTATCCGTCAGATGACCTTTATCCTGCAGATCCGATGGGAACATCGGAAGTATCCAAGAGCATGTATCTATCCTGTCAGTATGAGGACTTTATCTGTCAGCATATTGATAAGCTGCAGATCCGGCAGGAAGAGAACGACATCGGTGCTATCTCCGGTACCGGTAATAACTGTTACATCATAGAGGATAACTTTTTGGTGTATGGCAAGTCTGCTGCAGACCTGCAGACCATCGCAGACAACGTCCTCAGCGTGATTGGAGTCGTATGGTACCGTCCGGCACAAGTGGAAGCTCGCGGCAATCCTTGCCTGGAGGTGGGGGATGGCATCTTGTTGCACACGACTCGGGAGACCATTTATACCTATATCCTGCAGCGCACATTAAAAGGCATCCAGGCACTCCGGGACAGTTATACAGCGGAGGGTGAGGAGTACAGGACCGGACAGGTTAATGGACTGCAGAAGCAGATTATCCAGTTAAAGGGAAAAACCAACACACTGACTAGGACGGTGGATGAAACTCGTCTGGAAATGAAAGATATCAACCAGAATCTGTCCACGCAGATCAGCATCAATGCACAGCAGATCCTTACCAAGGTATCCAAGGACAATATCGTATCTGAGATCAATCAGACGGCGGAAAGCATCAAAATTAAGGCCGAGAGGATAGATCTGGTCGGTATCGTAAATGCAGATGAGATGGTAGTCAAGTATGCGACTATCGATACCCTGAATGTGACAAAACTGGAACTGAACAACCTGATTGCCACCAAGGCAACCATTGACTCTCTGAATGCCGTCAGTGGCCGCGTGGGGAGCCTGGAAGCGGATCATGTGACTGTATCTGACTTAAATGGTGTAAGCGCCCGTTTGGGAACGGTAGAAGCCAACTATATCAGCGCCGGAACCGTAAAGGCTAATTACATGGAAGTAGCCAACTGGACGTCTGCGGGAGAAATCAAAGCGGACAAGATCAGCGCAGCGACCATAGTAAATAAGCTGTCCAGCGTAGATCTGGTCAGTGTGCAGGCAATCGGCGTGTGGGGCTACATGAATTATAAAGGCACGGTAGTAGCGTGGCGCACACAGCGTATCAATGCATCAACGGTCATTACATATCTTGGACCGGAAGATTAGGAGGTCATATGAGAAATTTAGAAATTAGAGAATTTAGTCAGGCAATCACTAATTTTGTGGAAAAATCAGATCTGCCGGAGGAAGTAAAGCGCATGGCCCTGCAGGAAATATTGCTCAAACAGGAGCAAAAGGCAAAGGATGCGTTGCTTGCTGAGATCGCTGCCAGGGATGCAGCAGAGAAAGAAGAGGTGAAGGATGATGCAGAAGGCGTATGATTTTGAACCTTGGGAGAATCGCCCGTCTATCAACACACCGCTTAATAAAACCAACTTGGACAGGTTGAGCCGGGGAGTAAGCGAGATCGATGATCGTGTAATTAGACTTAACTTGACCAAGTTGCCAACAACGGAAGCCAGTGGAATGATCACAGGCATTACTATTAACCAGGATAATGGTGACATTACAGTTACATATTATTCCGGGGCCACAAGTGTGCTGCATACTCTGCTGGCACAGGTCGCTATTAACTTTGATTATGACCAGGACACGGAACGTCTGATCATTTATTTAAAAGATGGCACGCAGAAATACATTGATCTGTCAGCGCTGATTACGCAGTTTGAGTTTCTGGATTCAGACACGATTTACTGGACGATCGGATCTGATGGCAAGGTAAAAGCTGCCATTAAAAAGGGCAGTGTTACAGCGGAGATGCTCCAACCGGATTATCTGGCTGACATTACCGTGCAGGCGGAGACTGCTACACAGCAGGCGACATCGGCTGCAGCATCCGCCAAACAGGCAAAGATTGATGCGGATCGAGCAGAAACGTATGCGAGCATCACAGAGCCTAAGTTTTACCTCGATGAAACAACCATGCAACTTTATATGAAGGACGGTGTGGGTGTGGATTTTGTAGTAGTTGATAATGTTTTATATTGGAAGGTAGCATAAGGAGGACAATGACATGGCAGCACCGGAAGGTTACAATGCTCTCGGAAAAATCGGAATATCTTACAAAGGAGAATATGCATCCAATACCGCGTATGAGCGGCTGGATGCAGTGGCACATAACGGAAGCACATATCTTGCCATCAAAGATGCTCCGGATGGAGCACCGAGGGATGATAAGCTCAACTGGATCTATTTGGCCAAGGGATTTAGTGGAGACATCGGAGACTCAGAAATCGCGTTTACTGAGGCGGAGAACCGCGAGAACATTAATACGGGCGAGAGCGTAAAGACGGTCTTTGGCAAGATTAAAAAGTTTTTTGCAGACTTGACCGCACCGGCCTTTGCGCAGATGATCACATCCAAGGATGATCTGCTGGCCACCAAAGCCACCGGCTATGTCCCGGATGCCAAGGCGGTGGCAGATGCGGTTACTGATGTAACTGGCAAGTTAAGTGGTTTGAAATTTGCATCAATATCAACATCTGTTACTCTGCTAGTGACAAATAGACAGTCATTATTAGGATCTTTATCTGACTTTGGATTACCAAGTAATGCTAACGTATTTGGCGTGTTCGTAAACTGTAATTGGGCTGTTAATGTGCGTCTTGCAATTAATGGTAATTTTTATGCATATCAAATTGCTACTGTAAGTAATGACGCAACATTTACCCTAAATTTTGTTGTAGCATATAAATAGCCTAATTTGCCAAGTATGAGAAACTGGCAGAATAATACCGTTCTGTCGAAAGATTTAATATTACTACGCCATTAGATTTACTAATATAAAGCATGTGATTATCGCCATTTGTACCACCTGCTGCATTTGCTCTAACATACGTAGTTTTAGGGTAATATGTCCTTGCAATACTGGCAATAATTAATGATCCGCTATACTGCTCAGATGTAATTTGTACGCCTAACGTTACAAATACTCTGTTACCTATTTTTGAAATTGTATTGTCAGATTCCCATGATACACAATTGACTAAAGTCAAATCGGTGTCCTGGTTTAACTTGCCAATTAGCTTATAGTATACGAAATATCCGAAAAAGCAACTATTGACAAGAAATAATTTGAAACCTCAGTAGTATTTGATACAGTTATACTTCTATAATCACTGGATAATCCCATTGTTACTGAATCACTAACATTGATAGGTATCAAATAACCATTACAAAAATAATACATTGTTGCTCCCGCAACTAAAAGCATTGCACAGGCATAAAGCTCAACAGTTATTGTTTTTGATTCTTTTGCTTTTATAGGGATAGAGTAAATTTTAGATTCTAACTTGCCATTTAGCGTAGTAGATCAGATGGCCGGCGCAGCCACAAGAGCGTCAGAAAGGAGCCCACATGGGTTACATAAAATTTAAAAATAAAGAGACCACACAGCTGGTCGTTGTATCAGAGGAGAGCCCTCATGTGATCCGGATCACCGGAGACAACCTCACAGTAAATACCAATGGCTTCCGCCTCTATCTGGACGCAGACTGCAAATATCCGTTGGATAATGGCGAGTATGCGACATACACTACTTTATTCAGGCAGGGTGACGGCTGGTATGAGCTGTCCGATGACGGATCCGTATATGTTGAGCCGGTTGCACCGGTGCAACCTGAACC